GCGCCGGTGCTCTTGAGGATCGAATCGCGATACGGGTACTGATCGATGAGGATTTCGAGCGCTTCGTCGAACTTCGCTACCTCACCCGGATTGCTCCGGCTGAACAGCTTGTTGCCCGACTTGTCGTAGGCGACGACATCGTTGCCCTCGACCTTGAACGCTTCGCCGAACCGCGCTTGCACAAGATCGGCAGGAATCGCGAGCTTGTCGGCGATCATCTTCGAGCGCGCAAAGCTGCCGCCGACCTTTTCGTCGACCAGCGACTTTTGCAGCGAATCGCGTTCGGAGACTATCGGCGCGTACTTGTCCTCGACGGCCTTGATGGCTTCGGCGCGGATCTTGTCCACTTCGCCGGCGTCGATGAGCTTCTTCGCGTCGAGATTCGCAACGGTGGCGAGCGCCTTGCGTGCGGCTTCGGCGTCGGTGATGCCTTCGAATGCCTTGGCAACCTTTTCGGCCGCTTCAGCGCGTTCGCGGTGCGTCTTTGCTTCGCCGTTCAGGCGCGAGATGGTTTGCACAGTGCCAACAGCGTCGAAGGCCACTTCGCGGCCATCGTCATGCACATACACCGGCTTGCCGTCTTGCACTACAGCGAATCCGTCATCGTTCAGTTTGAGTTTCATAGGTCATCCAACCCGAGCTGTTAGGCCATCCGGCCGTGATTTGCACCGACCCTCATCCGAGGAACCGGCAATAAAAAAGCCGCACAGGGTTAGCTGTGCGGCCGGTAGACTTTGTATTCGTGGCGTCAGTCAGTAATACCGACCGCGCCGAGTTCGCCCTTCGGCACGTTCTGTGCGATGCGCTTCTTCTCGTCATCCCACGTCGTTTCTGGGCTGATGTAGCCGCGGCGCTTCGCTTCGTTGAATAGCGATTCGTCGGAGAACGTGCCATCGACGTTCATGTCGCGCAGCAGATCGATCGATGCCTCGGCCAGCGTTGCAACGCCGAAATCCTTGAAGATCTGGACGTTGCCGCCCTTCGCTTCCTTGATCCATTTCGCTGTCAGGTCTAGCGCGGCGTCGATGCCATCCTCAACGTCCTCGATCAGACGCTGCAGCGCGCACATGCCGGCTTCGTTTTCGGCGACGGTCTGCGCGACGGTCGTCTTGCCCGGCTTGATGACGAGCAGTTCGGCGCCGACCTGGCGCATGCGGTCCTCAAGGTCGAGCAGCGATAGCCGCCCTGCTTCGATGGCCGCGCCGGTGTGCTCGACGTACTTCAGATCGCCGTGTTCGTTGTCCGACGAGACCATCGAGCCAGCGCCGACCATCACCGGTTGGCCGTCCAGCCCCTTGCCGAACAGAATAGGCACGCGCGCGACGTGCAGAATCGTCTGCTGGTCGCTCTTGCTTTGCCAGTGCTCGACGTTCATGTGCGCCAGTTCGAGCAGCGGCGGGACCGCGGTCATGAATCCTGTGCGGCGGCCGTAGATCGGCACGAACGGGATCACGTCGAGCGTCGTAACGCCTTCTTCGTGCAAGATCCATTCTGGCTTGTTGGTCTTCGGATCAGGCTTCTCCGACTCGCGATAGGTCGCCCAGGCGCCCGGCGTGAGCACGCGCACCTGTTCGATCGCCTTCTCGCCGAACTCGCCGTCGTCCTCGATGACCTGCTCGAGCAGCCGCAATTGCGTGAACACTTCCGCGCCGTTGATGCGCTTCGATCGCCAGCCGAGAATGTTGCCAGCGTGGATATGCACCCAATACGGCCGGATGCCCGCGGCGTTTTCCTCGGCCTTGGTGCGAACGCCGGTCGCCTTCGGGTAATCGACCAGAATGCCGGTGATGCCGTGCGACAGCGCTTCTTCTGACAGGCTCGCAGCGAACGCGTGCAGATTGCGCCCCTGCAAGTCGATGTCCGTATCGCACCAATCCTTGATGCGCGCGGGTACATCGTCGGTCAGCGTGACAGGCTTGCTAAATGGCTTGCCGGCCAGCACCTCGACCGTGCGAGGGAATGCAGGAAACAGCGTGGCCGTATCCTTGCGTGCCTTGTATGCGTCGTCGGATTCGCCGGGCCACTGCGGTAAATAGGTCTTGCCAGCCTTTCGCATGGCCGGCGTGCCGCCGAGCAGTGCGTCGACGATCGGCCAGTTCTCGGCCATCGCTTCCACTGCGGCGGACTGGTCGCGCACTGTTGTCGTCATGTGTGTGTTCGGTTACATGTGGAGCGGGCGGACGGTCGTCTGACGCTTCACGATGGGATACATGCGGACGATCGGATACGTGCCGGCGTCGTTGACGTGATCCACGCCACTCGATTTGTCCGGCTCGCCGCGCTCGTCGTAGGCTTGTTGCTCAAGCCCTTCGGTGAACTTCGGGCAGCGCCGCGTATTCACCTTCATGCGGCGCTCGCCCTGCCCGTTGAGCAGCATTGCGTTCGTCGAAAGCACCCGGTCTTTAACAGCCGGGTTCGTGCTGCCAACGTTGATCGTGAACTTGGCCTGCTTCAGAATGGATATGTCCGACTCGGAAGCTTTCTTGCTGCTCGTGTTTTGGCCGCTCGCATCGGGATAGATCGTGATTGCATGGCCGTTGTCCCGCCAGCGCTCGCCGATCAACCTCGCCATATCAGGCGTATCGCGCACATCAACCAGTTCCTCGACAGCGATCGGGTTGCCGTCACGAACTACGTATGCAACCGCAGCCATGCGCAAAACGTTGAAGTCCATGCCAATATGCAACGGCTCGCCCGGCTTTATCTCGGCGTCGCTGTGATTCAGCTTGCGATCAAAGTTCGGATAAACACTGCCGCTCGTCAGATTGCAGAACTGGCCGCGCAAATAAGCGTCGATCAGTTGCGGCGGATACGACTGGAACAGCGAGTCGATGTAATCGTCTGGCAGGTTCGCTTCGTTGTCGTATGTGCTGGCCTGAATCAGCCCGTACATGTCACCAAGCGCCGGCTTTTCGCTCAATTGCTTGACGAACTGCGAGTGCACGAACCGAAAGCCTTCCGGCGTGGTCGTCACATCGACGCCGTTCTTCAGGTTGTCCACCTTGTAGCGCATACGGGCGATGATCTTGCGCCACGCCTGCTGCGCCTTCTCGGCCTTCATGACGTCCAGCTCGTCGCACAGCGCCTTACCGATCTTGAAGCCAACGATCGTATCCGGCCGCTCCATCGAGCGACAGATGATCGTGCCGCGGGACTTGCGCCCCTCGAATACGTGCACTTCCTTGTTCGACTCGTTGATCTTGACGCTCAAGCCCCAATCGGCTGCGACTTCCTCAACGGTCGGATAGAAAATGTCGCGAATCTGCGGATACGACGGCGCAAAGTAACCTGCATTGATGCGCGGATATTCCCAGAAGTGCTGCATCAGGCCGCCACAGCCGACCCACGTCTTGCCCGAGCCGAAGCCAGCAACGTAAGCGCGGAACTTGTGTTCCATCGACAGAAACTGAGCCTGCGGTACGTTAAGACTTGGCATCGTCGCGCTTCCTTGCGTCGCGGACCTCGATCACGAACTTGCGCGACTCCGGCGGTGATTCTTCGTCTTCATCCATGTCCTTGCGTAGCAGTTCATTCTCCATGCGGAGTTTTTCGGCCTGCTGCGCCTTGATCGGATCGTCTCGACGGTCGCTGTAGACGCCAAGGATGCGCGACACGTTGTCGAGCGCCTTCATGCGGTCATCGATCAGCGCCTTAAGCCCATCCTTGCCTTGATGCACACCGGCATACAGCCTGCGCGCGGCGCCCTTCAATCGGCGCGTGTCATGCACGTGCACCTTGCCGCGGCCCTCGCCTGCACACTCCGGGCATTCAGGGTTAGGCTCACGAGTCGCAACGAATCCGAATCCGCCAGCACATGACGGCTCCGGCTTGCCTTCGTTATCTGCGTCGCGTTGAGCCTTCTCAAACTCGCCATGCGTCCACTGGTATTCGTGATCCTCGCCCCAGCAGTGGCGGCAGTTGTCGCGCCGGTATTCGACGATCTCGTTGATGTCTACGTTTGCCAGTTCCCACCAGCGTTGAAGCACGACTTCAGGCGTGATCGCCGTCTTGCCAGCGATCTCACCGCGACGTTTCGCCAGATATTCGGCTACGTCAGGTTTAGTAAGGTTCTCAGCAGCGATGGATCGAGCGGTCTTTTCGCTATACCCTGCCCTGATTGCCGCTTGCGTGGCGTTCAGGTCAATGAGGTATTCGTCCACGAAGCGGCGCTGCTTGTCTGTCAGCGCCATTGCTGTTCCTTTGAGTGAATTCTTGCGCTCAGGAGCGCGAGCGCTGAGCGGTTTTCGCTCGATCGGCTAGTCGCCTATGCCGTCCCAACCTTCTATGCTTGCGTCACTTTCCATTTCGCACTCCATGTATGGGTTGACCACGCCTAGCGCCGCAGAAACTGACCGAGGTCAGGGAGGAACGGCTTACGTCCTATCGTGGCCTGCCGGGGTTATTCGTGATGCGTCGCGCCACTCCACGGCCAGGCGCGTGACTGCAAGCAGTCGGTTGTAGGTGCGCGCTCACCGGCCTCGCCTGCGCGGAGAGTTCGCAGGGTTGACAGCTATCAGCCGGGAGCAGCGCGGGGGAATCGTTCAGGCCATCAGTCGTCTTGCGGCTTGATCGCGTTCTCGATGTCCTCTGCACTCGGCGACGTCCAATTGACGATGCGACCAGTGTCGAGGTCAATGTCGAGAATCAGGTAATCGCCATAGTGCTGACCCGGCATGAAGTCGGGCACGTAGCAGTCTTCGAACTGGTGGATCGTCTCGCCGTGCTGGTCGACAAGATCAGCGCCAAATCGGTCGCACACCTTGATATGCACCTTCAGGGTCTTGGCTTCCACCGGGATTTTCTTCGTCATGTTGATTTGCATTGCCGTTCCTTTTCGTTGGTGAATTCGATCATTTGCGTATGAGCGCGGCTCCGTATATGCCGGGACACGGCAACAGTGCCAACTGCTGAGCAGCGCTCATGCGCGAAAGAGCCCGTTGATAAGCCGCGCGTGAGCGCCGGGCACGGCAAAGGTTGAGAGCCGCCAGAGCTTAAGACGTAGTCACCGGTTGACCTTCGCGAAGGTATGGGCGGGCACACGCTACTGGTTTTTCATCTGGCGCGAACTCTCACGACTGGCGGCTATCTGCCCTGGAGGATATTCGACGGGCTCCAGCGTCCGTCTAAATAATCGCCATGCGTGAAAGTCGTCCGTTGTGCCGCAGGGGTGGACGAAGCCCGTATGCTTTCGGCGTAATACGTAGAGACCCGCTCGCGGCTCGGCATATCCGCCAAAGTCGGAGTTCTGGTTCGCCTTGAGCGGTCCCTTTGCTTGCGCGCAGATGCGGGGAGCATCGTGCG